CACTACCCTTCTAAATTCGGATGTATCATGTTTTGTAAATCAGCTACTTCTTTAACAGCAGCAGCATGACCTGGATGATCTTTCAACCAATATGGATGTGATTGATCTCCCATGATTTTTGTAACTTCTTTTTGTGCTTCAGATGGTGTTAAATTACCAGCTGTTTCTTGTCCAGCACTAATTGTATCTTCACTAAAATTTTCTGACATTTTTGCTAACGCTTTTATAAATCCAGGATGATTACCAATCGGTGTACCATCTTGTAATTTTACATCAGCTAAATCATTTGCAAAAAAATTTTTAAAAACATTATTTGCCGATTTTAATTTGTCAGGATAAGCCAAACCAAATTCTTTTCTTAATTCGCCTTCATTATTTATTTTTTGTAATTCTGCATCTTTTTGTGCTGTTTCAACAGCTCCAGTTTCTAATTCTGTATAATAATCTAATACTCCTTGCACTTGTTGAGGTAATAAACCTAGCTTGTGTGCATTCGCTACAAATTTTTTAACTGGTTCATCACTTTGACCTTCTGCTAAATTATACTTGACATCATATTTATCAGGCGAGTCAGGCACACCTAACTTAGCAAATGTTTGTTGCCAATCTTCTTCCGTAAAATTTTTTGTTGGTATTGCCATTTTATCAGCACCTACCATTCGCTGTGCATGGACATAACTTTTAGCTAGTTGTCCAGCATCGGTAAAATTTTTTAAAGACGCATCTTCTCTTATATCTTCTGGCAACGTATCAATAAAAGATGGTGTTTCTGTTGGTGGTTGTTCGTTTATAGTCGGTTCAGATTGCACTTCTGGTGCAGTTGTCTGTTCTTCAGCCATTCTTGTTCTCCTTTAACATTGATTTAATAAATAATGTAACGGCTCGCATTCCTTCTAAGTTAGCTGATCTATATGGATCAGGATCAAACGTAGAGTTGTGTATTCCAGTTCTATTTTCTAAGTCTGCTAAAACAGCAGCACCCTCTTTAGAACTAAAAACTATTTTATAATTTCGTCTTACTTCTTTTAGTATTTCTTCTTGCTTTTTAGCCACTTAACTCCTTTAACAACGGAGCAGCTCTCCCTCCAGCTTCAGCCATTTGTGATGCTTGATCTAATTGTGCTTGCTGCTGTTGAGCTTGCTGTTGTTGTTCTCTAATCTCAGCAACTTCTCGATCAGATCGTAAAACTTTTCTTGGTACACCTAAGACATCCGTAATATGTTTAACTAATTTATCTGAGTCTAAATAATCCATAACTGGCAACATCTGTGCCAATGGTGTGATAATTTCTAATGATCTTAGTATTGCTTGCACATCGCCAGTACGTTGCGATCTAGCTAAAGGAGATACATACTCTATGTCTATTGTGCTACCTTGCAGTGCGACTGGCGGTGTTGGTAATAAACCTTTCCTTAACATAATATTAAAAGATCTTGTGATTAAAGGTTGTAACATTTCTGCTTGTAACCTTCCTAAAACTGGAGCTAGTAAACGCATTTTTTCTTCATTACGCTGCATAACTTCTGTTGCTGTCATTCGTACATCTTGCGACATTAATAGTTGATCAACAAAGTATGCTTGTCTAATTGCTTCTCGTCTTTGATCTTCTAATTGTAATCCTACTGGAGTATTAGCTCCTATGTTAAGTGGTTCAATTCTATCTCTCGTACCAGAACGATAATAATTTAATCCCCCTGGTTGAGTTCTAACTGGTAATACAAAACTATCATCAGGCACAAGTAAAGGTGGATCAACCATCTTTTGTGCTGCTTTAATAGTTGTTTCAGACATTTTATTAATCATTTTAATATCTGCCAATGCTGTCATGCTTGGAGAACGACCATAAATTTCTGATGATGATTTTAACCATCGTGGTACAACAAATGGGAATTCGTTAAACCCTGATGTACTAATTATTTTTTTATCTTCGTGATCATAATAAATTGAAATAAACGGCATTGAGGTACTTGCCATTTTATATGGATTTTGTTTATCGTTTGGCTGTACACAATGATGTAATGTTATTTCATTATACGGATTTTCATTGGCTTCTTTAATTAATCTTTTAGGTAATTTGTCGCCAAATCGTTGATATGCTGCTCTCGCTGTTGTTTTAAATTCACGATGGATTGTGTCCACCACTCCTTTATCATTTTCTGAAGCATAAATTTCTTTAATGTGTCTTGTAGAAAATCGTAAAAACTTATCTTCATCTTCTTCGATCATCATACATGATGTACCAAAGGTAACGAGATCTGTATAAAGCTCATGAATTTCTTGTTGAAAATTTGACCTGTCAAGAGCAATATACATTGTTTGGGTACATGACTCTAGCCACTCTCGACTTTCATCATCCATCGCTAAATTTTCGTTCTTAAAACGCATACTAAACCATGGTGTAGCAGCATTTGTTAGCATTCCGTGTAACGAGGAGGATAATAGTTCAGCTGCGTGTAATGCTGTACCATCATAAATAAATTCGGTGCGTTTATCGCCTTGCGATCTAGTTTTATTAACATCAGCTCTACGAGGTAAAACATAATCAGCTATTTCTTGCCAATGGCTTTCCCAGTTTTGTCTTTTGCCTTTTAGTTTATCAAATTGATGTGATAGTTTTTTTGCATTATCCATAATTAATTTCCAAATACTTCCCCTAGTTTATCTTTACCTTTACTTAATCCTAATTGAATTAACCCTGATGTGTTTCTTTGAGAGGTAAATTTTTTACCTTGTTGTGTAGCATCAAATTTTTTTGTGTATTCATCATATGCAGCACCTGACTGTTTTGCATCTTTTAACGCAACAGCTGCATCAGCTCTCATCGCTGTTGCTCCTATGCCTGGCATTCCTAAAGATAATGCACCTACTACTAATCCTTTAAATTTGTTTTGTGATTTTAACATTTCTTTGGATATTGGTATTGATGTCATCGCACCAGTTGGATCTCCACTACCCATCGCACCATTTGATGAACCATATTTTATTGTATTGGCATTAGAGATAATTTGACCATTAACAACATTACTATATCCCCCTGTCGTTGGGTTATAAGACAATAATCCTCTTTTACGCATTTCCTCATTAGTAAATTTAGATGCTTCGTTGCCATACATAAATCTATCTTTACCTTTTAAATTCATGGCTATCATTGAAGTATCGGAGTCATTATCTCCTCTTGGTACTCCTGGTGGTGGCGTGTTAGGTACACTTGTTAATCCTAATTTTTTATTAACAGCTTTTTTAATTTCATTAGCTGTATTTTTATTTTGATTATCTCTTTTTTCTTTTCTATCTTTTGATGCTGTACTTGCACCCACATTAACCTCCTAATAAAGTTTTTTTGTAAACTTCAGGCGTTTCTGTATCGCCTTCATTACTTGTTAAAATAGTATCGGTGTAACCTTTTTTCTTTTGATAGGTTAATTCTCGTATTTCATTTAATTTTTTCTGTTCCATCTGCTCTACATTCGGTGGTGGTAATACTGGTGGTGCTGGTGGAGGTGGAGGTGGAGGTGGTAATTTTGGTCGTAGAAATCCCATTGTTTTAATTCCTTATTTCTAGTGGGTTATAATTCGTGCCTTGTGCAAATTTTTCTAATCTCTTATTTTCATTCATGTCTAATTCCTGAATAGCTACGGCAGCTGTTCTCCACGCATCAGCATAATGCGAAGAAAAATCATGGACTGGCTTTGTAAACACTCGCTGCTTATCCAACCATTTACGATGATACCATTTCATCGCATCCAAAAAAGGTTTACAGTTAGATCGATCTATATACGACTTGGCTAATAAAACCTGACCAGCATGCAAACCATCTTCTATGGATAGTTTCGGACACACCTTTATTGGTCGCATCCCCATTGAATACGCATACTCTTTCCTGGAATGACCAGTCGAAAGCTCTCGTTGTTCAATATCATGTGGGAACACATAATTTTTTATATTGTAGCCAGTTTTTTTTATATAGTCAGCGTAGTGAGCTAGGGATTGATTATTATTTGAATAACAATCAAACACATACAAAGCTCTCCCAATTTGCTGCGTAAATAATATAACTGTTTGGTCTGAAATTCCTAAATCAAAAAAGCAAGTTGTTTCATAACCAGGATCATGAGGGAAGTTAGATATTCTTTTATCATCTTCCATCTGATCAATAATTTTACCATATACAGAACCTGAAATATTTGCTGTCCAGGAGCATTCAAATTCCTGAAGGTATTGTGATTCTGTCATCAGCTTTCTTGCTGACTCTAATTCTTCTTTTGGTACTAACCCAGTTTCCGATGCTTTAAAGGTACAAGTAAACCAATCAGGTAAACTTTGTGCTTCATGGAATAGATCATAAAAATTATTTCCCATTCCTTGTGGTGTTCCAATAAATAAAACTGAACCTAATCTATCTGCAATCGCTGGTCTGATAACTTCAGCAAACATCCTGGAGTCCATCTGACTATATTCATCACAACAGCAAAAATCAAAATATTGTCCACGACTGGCATCAGGATTATCAGCTCCAAATAAAGCTATCCTACCTCCTGTTGGAAAATCTGCACGCAGCTCGGTTTCATTAAACTTCGTGCCAGGTATTTTTCTAGCAAATTCTTTTAAATAATCCCATGCTACCAATTTAGACTGCACCCTCGTTGGAGAAAAGAATGCTCCACGAAAATTCTTTTTATTACTTGTAAGTGCAAGTTTAATTAAATGGTTAATCGCAAATACTGTCTTACCAGCTCTACGATGCATTACGGCAACAGCAAAACGAAACTCATCTAGTTTTTGATGCAGCATCTTTTGTTGTGGTCGTGGCGTATAAGGTATCTTAATTAGCTTCATTAGTGCAAAGTTTCTGTAATTTTAATTGGGTTTACTTTTGTAATACCTAGTGCAGCTATAATCAGATTAGCCGTTTCCATGGCTTCATCCTTATTAATAAAATTTGTCAGTTCTACTTTTACAGTATCTTTTTCTTCGTCATAAAATACGGCAGCAACTATGTCTGTGGTCATGAGTGTCTAATTCTCCCATTATATATATAAAACAACCGCACGCCATTTGGGATGGCATCGAGGTCGCATTTCAGCCATTTTTCAATAAATTTGGCAGTATATATACGAATTATTGATACCTAGCCGCTTGCTCTAGCTATATATTCCTTAGTTAATTGTCTTAATGTCATTTGATTTGTCATCTTCATCTTCCGAACTTCTTAATGTGCGTGCGAGTCCTGACTCTTTGCGTTCAAGACTGCCATCATCCCAAACAACTTTTATAATTGGCTCTCCAATATTCTCAACTGTTTGCTTATCTCCAAATATACTAATAAGCTTTGAAGCCATCCATCTAGCGTGATGAAGTCGCTCTCTTAACAGCTGTACTTTTGTTGGTTCTGTGTCTTGGTCTAACATATCTTGCATTTTATCTAACCAAACCATAGCACCGATACGCCTAGCATCAAGAAGCTGCTCTTTAAACTTCTGATCTTGCTTCATCCATGTATGAACTGTTGTCAATGCTGGCATATCTTTTAATCTGCAAACTTGCGTCAATGTTGTGCCTAATTCAACTTGCTCAATAATACGGCTGAATATTTCTTTTGATTTCTTCATATGTTTTATTTTTATTTTGTTTTAAATTCATTAAAGCTTTTATCTTGCCTTCAATAGTTCTTTGACCATAGCTCATGCCACCATGAAGCTTGCAGATATAACGTCCATTATTTTTTAATATGCCTTTTGCTTGGCACTGCTTGCCGTCATACTTCCTTCGTGCTTCACATTGTATTTTTTTACTCGGTCTACCTACCATATTTATTTATTTTTAATTATTTATGTATTATGTCTTGACTAATATAATGCTAGGCATTACAAGGATATTTGAAAGGATATTTATGAATAAAATAACTGAACAAACAATCTTTCTTCATAAATCAAAAAATTTGTATGATGATCAAGGCAAATTTGATGGTTCTGAGCATTGTGAAGAACAATCAGAAGCCGATATTGTGGCTGTATTTTTACAGCAACATTATGAAAATCAAGATAATTTTGATATTCTTGAAGAAAAAGACTTTGAAATCAAAGATTATAAAGATTTCAACGCAGCTTATGAAGCAGCAGAAAACTATTCTTTAGAACTTCAGAAAAAATACCCTAACGCTATGCAAGGGGAATATTAATGAAACAATTTATCAAAGATTTTAAAGCTTTAAATTTATACGACAAAATTACTATTATTCTAGGTTTACCAGCATCAATCCTGATGCTGTTAGATTACTTTCATTTTCATTACTTAGTATCAGGAGTTTAAACTATGTATGACACTATAAATTTTAATACTTTCAATGACTGGTTTATGAAACATAGACCAAACAACTTCTCTTATGATGGGAGAGTTGCTTTATTTGATCATTTAGAAGAACTAGATGATGCAGTTTCAGAAAATGGTTCTTGTTTGGGTATCGAATTTGATCCAATAGCGTTCTGCTGTGAATATTCAGAATATGAAAATATTCAGGAATTTTGGCAAGATTATAGTAAAGAAGATTATCCAACAATCGAAAAAATCAGAGATAATACTTCTGTTATAGAATTAGCTAATAATTCATTTATAATCCAGCAGTTCTAATGAAACCAAAACAACTTAAAAAATTAATGAGTCAGCTGGATTTATCTCAAGCTGACTTATCTCGTATATGCTTTGATCAGGTTACGCAGTCTGATCGAGTTATTGTATCAACTTGGCTATCAGGTGCAAAACCTATTCCAAGATGGGTGCAGCAAATGTTAAACTATTACAAGGAGTCTAAACAATGAGCCAAGACAGATTAAACAAAGTATTTGATAAAGCAGTAGCTGTAAAAACAGTTGTTGAAGTTTCAAGATTACTTGCAGATGATCCAGACTATGAAAACGACTTGCAGCCAAAGCTTGAAAAACTATTAGAATTTGTAAACAAAGCAAAACAATAGACCAAGCAAAGCTAGAGCTATAAATAAAAAGAGCCACTTCAATGAGTGGCTTTTTTCTTATTTAGACTACTTATCTAATTATATGTTTTTTTATGAACTATTTTGTCAATGATGTCACTAATTTTTTTATTTTTTTGATGAAGCTGTAACCATAGACGAATATAAATAATTTCTTCAAACCAAACTTCTTTAATTTTTCTTCGACTCATACCAAACATACGACCAAGCTGGGTAAAAGGAATTTTCTTTGCTCGACTCCATATGATCTTTTTATTCTCAATAGACTCAACAACCTCTTTCAATATTTCGGATGCTATCCACCATCGTTCTATATCTCTTGCACTAGGTACTATTCTAAAATTAGCTTTTTCGTATGAGTGCATATACATTTTTTCTTGCCTGTAATCTAACCAAGCCGTAACTCGTTGCTTAGACCAAGCAGACGGAAGCCGTCTATCTGTTAGAGCTGCTTCTTCAAATAGATCTATAATATCTTTTTGTGTTATTTCAGGCATTGATAGTACCTCGCCAATTCTTCTGCTTTTTCTTGTTCATCCCAAGTGCCAGTTTTTAATTTAAGCCATTGTTCGACCAAGATAGGATTATTCGTTTTTTGCAGCAATCGTTGAGCTATCATTTCATTAGAATTATATGGCTGCTTTAGACCTTGCTTGGCTGCTACATAATTCGCATTAGTATTTTTTACCACCTTGTTAATAAAATTTTTTACTGGATTATTAATAGGATTATAAGAGGATTGGTGTGTCATTTCTGACAGGATATTTTTACCCTTTTTGTCATGTGTCTTTACCTTTTTTGTCATGTGTATAATTCTGTATTGAGTGGCTCGACCTGGACAACCTCGTTTAATAATTTCCAAATAACCATTATCAATTAAACTTTTAAGTCCTCGTATGACCTGACGTACCGACAGATTTGTATCTTCTGAGAGTCGTTCTTGGCTGGGGAACAATGCTTTAGTTTTTGAATTTTCACGATCTAATAAAAATATAATTAATCGTCTAGCAGAGCTATTGACATGAATATCAGCATTAACTCGTTTAACTAAATGCCATTTTTCTAGCAGCATTATTGATCAAGGAGTCCATAGATATTTTTATAATCAGCACTTGGCTTATGATGTTTCGCATAGTGAATAACAACTGTATGATGTCTGTTTAAATAACGAGCAATATCTGCATCTAATTTCTTCGTGAAATTGCTTGCAATATAATAAAAATCAACCCTAGCTTTTAATAAATGTCTGTTTCTTTTTTGTGATTTTAATTCAGCTAAGGTAATGCCATGAACCAAACAGACCTTAATGGCAATAACAGCTAATGAATTATGAATTGTTAAATTACGAACAATATTAGGTGTATTTGTTACTTTCAGGAGTTTTTTTACTCCAACAATTTCTTCTTGTGTTAGGTAATGCATTCTTTACTCCATTTATCAAACTCAGGATTATCACGCAGCACTTGGACAATTCCCTGACTAAAACTATTGACAGTAATTTCCTCAACTTGACCTGATAAGGAATATTGAGAAAAAATGGCGTGGCAGATTTCATGCCAAATTAAAGCAAGACTATATGAATTTTTGATGTCTATTAAGGATTTATCTAGTAAAATAGTCTGTTCAGACTCTATAAAACTACCTTCATCGCCTGACATATTTGTCAGGTTATGCTGTAATTTAATTTTTATATCAAAACTTCCAACTCTAATATTAGTAGGTAAGGAAGTCGTTTGCTGTAACTTTGCCATTTGTTGCCTTAAATATTAAAGATAAATGATGATTTCTTGGCATTGACTCGCCATTTAACCATCTTTGGACTAACCTCGCTGGGTTAGAGGACTCAGCAACTTTGAGTCTTTTAGCCAATTCTGATAGAGTTTTTATATTCTCTAGGATTTGCCACTCTTTTAATGTCATAGAAAATATCTCTATACGAATTAGTTTTATTTGCAAAGTATAAATATTAAAAAAATAACATATAGAATTAAATGCTAAATAGTATACATTAAATA